CATACTCTTGAAATCAAATGCAAGCACAAAGACAAAGGGAAGTGTTGCAACACGATAAACACGATTGAGTTATGATGTAAGCAAGAAAACAGAATAAAACCTTTAGAGCTTGTTTTAAATGAGCCATTCACCCCAAACGGGGCGAGTGGCTTTTTCTATTTCGTAAGCCAACACGATAACCGGCAGGCATCGGACAAGCCTTGATTGTTCGCATATCGTCAGCAATGACGTAAAACGGAGGAAATGGATATGGCTAACAATCTTCAAGATGTTGATGTTATCGAGGTTCCGGATGAAGTGTTTGAGGGCTTGGATATTCCGAAGCAGGAGACTGAACCTGAACCCGAACCAGAACCAGAACCGACCAAAGAACCCGAGGCAGAAGAACCTGACCAAAAGCCTGAAACGGTGGCTGAACCCAAAACCGAGCCCAAAAAGGATGACGGCAAGATTCCAAGGAATGTTCTTATCGCTGAACGGAAAAAGTGGCAGGAACGAGTCAAGGAACTTGAGGGCAAGGCAAAGATAGCCGACCGCATGACAGAAGCAACAGGCAAGACCCCTGACCAAATTATCGCAGAGATTGACGGATGGAAAGCCAGACAACTTGTTGACATGGAGGGATTGCCCGAAGCATACGCACAGAAGCTTGTAGAGCAGGAACGGCGATTGATTGAAATTGAGAAATCGGCAAAGGAACAAAAGTTTAACGCAGAGATTGATTCTCTGAAATCCCAGCCACTTTACTCGAACATCGAACTGCACAAGGATGAAGTCGTTGAGTATGCCGTCTCAAAAGGAATGACCGCCAAACAAGCCTACCATGCACTGTACGGCGACACCATGTATCAGGACATGGAATCGGTAATTGAGCAAAGAATCCTTGCGAACATGAAAGAAAAGCAGGGTGCGAAGATTGACACAAGCACGACCGGTATTGAGACAAAGCCCAAAATTGATCTGACAAGCGATGAACTGGCTTTCGCAAAAATGGCCGGTTACACACCGCAAGAGTTTTACAAAATGAAGAACTCAAAGAGTTATGGCACATACCAGAAGAACTTTGGAAAGAAGGGATGATGTTTAAATGAGACTGAAATATAAAGGTTCCCTGAATGGAACAGGACCCGTTTTAAAGAGTTTTCCCGTCGGAAATAATCAGACCATTTACGCCGGTGATGTTGTTGTCCTGAGTTCCGGCAAGGCAGTTATTGCCGCAGCTGGCGCCTCCGCAGGAACAGTGATCGGCGTATCGAACACCGATATTACCACAACCACCGCCACCGCAACCGACGTTATCAAGGTTGACGTAAACCCCGCTTCCATCTATGAAGCCCCATACGATGGCGCTTTAACTAATGTTGCTATCGGTGATGCCCTTGATATGCACACAGCGGCTTACATTGTGAACGCCGCTGATGAAGACGGCGGTTACTTCCAGGTTGTTCCGCAGCCTGACGGTTCCGTGGCGAATATAACCGCTGGCACAATAGACGTTCTGCTCAAAGGCAGACTGTACGGCATGGCTTAATTGCTGTGACGAAGAAGTGAAAGGTAAGGTGAAACAATAATGAATTTGACGAGAGATAATTTTGCGGCACTTTTGACTCCGGTTCATAGCAAAATCTTCTTTGACCAGTATAACGAATTGGAAAAGCAGTACGACCAATACTGCAACGTAGAGGATATGGACTTGGCTCAGGAAACTGAAGTAATCGAGGGTGGCTTTGGACTATGGGATGAAAACAGCGAAGGTAACACCATTAACGAAGATTCCATGAGCGAGGGCCCGACAATTACCTTTGTTCCGAAGCGTTTTGACAAAGGCTATGAAATCACTTGGGAGTTGATTCAGGACGACCTCCGCAACGTGCTTCGCGGTAAGGGCAAGGGCGGTTCTGCCAAAAACCTTGCAAAAGGCTTGAATGCTACCATTGAAACCTTGGCGGCTCACTACCTCAATAACGGTTTTTCCAACACCGGCTATGATGGCGTGTCGCTGTTCCATGCCTCTCATCCGCTAACCGATTCCGCGTCTACTTGCAGCAACCTTGTAACTGGCACTTTAAGCCCGGCATCCCTGAAAGCCGCTTGCACCCTTATGAGACAGACCGTGAATGAAGCTGGTATTCAGATTGTTTGCAAGCCTAAGAAACTGCTTGTACCGAATGAACTTGAATTTACGGCGAAGGAAATCCTAATGTCCACCAACCAAGCTGGCGAAATTAGCAACACGAAGAACGTACTCCCCGGCTTGAAGCTTTTGGTACTTGATTACCTGACCGATGCAGATGCCTGGTTTATTCAGGCAGACGACCACGGACTTGTTTTTAAGTGGAGAGAACGCCCCTGGTTTGATAGCAGAGACATGGAGAAGAAAGTTGACAAATTCTTCTTTGGTTTTGCCCGTATGGTAAGCGGCTATCGCGACTTTAGGGGGATCGTCGGTTCGTCAGGAGCATAAGGAACAACAAGGGGGTGAATAACCCCCTTCTGTAAAGGATGGTGAGAAAATGAGAATCCCAGCAAATGATATTTATGTTGGTGATAATAAAGTCATAAACGCTAATGGAACGCTTGTGGCTACCGCATCCGTGACTAATGGTGCAATAACCGCAGCTAAACTGGCGGATAACGCGGTAGAAACTGCAAAAATCAAAAACTCCAGTGTGACCGCCGCAAAACTGGCGACCGATGCTGTGGAGACGGAGAAGATTAAGGACAAAAATGTTACCCTTGCGAAATTGGCTGATACCGCAAAGACTAATATCCTGACCTATCAGATTGAAGCACTTACAGCAGGAGACGATATTACAAACAGGGTTATCTTTGAAGTACCGACAGGCTTTAGTGCATCTATTGAATCGGCTACGATCATACCGCAAGGCAACGCAACGGTAGACGGTACAAACACTTGTACTATTAAGCTAACTAATGGCGCCAATGAGATTGTTTCTAAGGAATATAATGATACTACCGCTTTCCCCGCAGCTTCATATTCGGGTTCATTGGGCGCACCTAGCGCAACACACAAGGAACTTGGAGCGGGGGAGAAACTTTCATTGTCTGTAACCAATGCGTCAAGCGCAGCAACGCCCGGCATTATGCTGATTGTAACCTATACAGTGGCAGACGCGACGTAACCAACAAACAACCAGCGAAAGCGGTATTGCATGATACCGCTTTTTTGTTTGGTATTCTGTGTATAGGGGTGATGAAATTGACCGTTACAGCTTTTATAACAGCGATAGACGCAGATTATCCGAATGTCTTTACATCGGCGCAGAAGGTTGCTTGGTTGAACAGAGCCAAAACCGAACTATATAAATGGGCGGGGCTTGAAGCAAGTGACACGATAGCCACGGTTGCCGATCAGGACGAATACGACATTGACCCAACGATTGAGTTTGAGCAGATTCATCATGTGAATATGGAACTTTCAGATGGCGGCAGAAGGGTTGTCCTGACCCCGAAAGCAAGGGGAGAGGCATTAACCACATACAGTTACTACAAGACCACAGAGGGCAAAATAGCCATATATCCGACCCCAAAAATAGCAGACCTTGAAATAACTATCTACTATACAAGTAAACCCGCAGACTACGCTTCCGATGCCGCAGGACTGGCGGCAGAAATTGCCCTGACTGACGATGGGCTGATTGCCGCACAGGATTATGTCATTTCAAAAATGGCAATGGCAAATGACGACATAGACAAAGCGAACAATTACCGCATGGACTACAACGCAAAACTGGTTGACCTGAAAATGCAGAAATACAAGAGGATTGGCAAGTACCCATCCACAAAAGATGTGATGAAGCATTCGCAGAAATACAACCGCCTTGCGAGAACCGGCAGGGGTACAAACTCTTATTATGTTCCTACGGGGGAATGATTATGCTTCCGAAATTACAGCAATTACCCTATAAAAGCAGAATAGTTGTCGCATACCCTGGCATGGGGCTGAATAACGGTTCCCCTGTTCTGGACTTGAAAGACGGTGAATTAACTGAGGTTCAGAACGGATATAGCGGGGCGTATCCTTCTTTCGAGGTAAGGCCGCCCCGTTCTAATTATGCAACCGCTCTGACTACTCCAAAAGGCATGGGAAAGCGACAGGACGATTACCTTGTGGCGCAAGACGGAACAACATGGAAGAAGTGGAACGCTTCAACATCGGTATGGGATAACCTTGCCACAGGCTTGACTTCCGCAGATTGTGACATTATCGACTTTATGGACAAGACCATTCTTGTGAATGGCACAGACAAGAAATATTGGGATGGTTCAGCTTCGGGCGACATATCCGATATGCCAGCTTCCCATTTCCTTGCGGTTCACCGAAACAGGCTTTATACGGCAAATACAGGAAACCAAAACCTGAACATTTCAGCCTTGCGGAAATACGATGATTTTTCTACGGCGGGGGATGCCGCAACGATAGTTGTTGAGACACGGGATGGCGGCGGTTGTACTGGCTTGGTGCAATACCGTGACCATATCATATTTTTCAAAGCTACGGCTATGCTTGAACTGTTCGGAACAAACCCAAATAACTGGCAGATGCAAGTGGCTTCGGAACAAATTGGCTGCATATCTCACAGAAGCATTGTCGAGGTAGACGGTATTCTTTACTTCCTGTCAAACGAGGGCGTGAGGGCATACGGCGGCGGTTCCGATCCTGAACTGATAAGCTACAATGTGCAGGACTACATAGACGATATGGACAGGACAAGAAGAGCGGCGGCAGGAACAGATGGGAGAAGATACTACATATCCTTGCCGGTAAGCAATGATGGAAATGTCCTGCTTGTTTATGATACCTTAACTAAAACATGGATGGCAGAGGACGACACAGCGATAATCGCGTTCACTAACCTTAATAATATCCTATATGGATTGGATTCAGAAGGGCAGATCCACAAGATGGTGGATACGGACGGAGAAGAAGAAATATCCTGGTATGCTGTTTTAAAACCATTTAGCTTTGACCGCGTATCAGGGAAAAAGACCTTTAAAAATGTATACGTCACCTTCTCAATGCCGACAGGCTCAAGCATGAAACTGTACGGGACGGAAAGCGCAGAGGGTGGTACATATACAGAATTATATACATACACCGCAGGAACAAACATTCAAAACGT